GCTGAGGATAGTACTCATAGTTATGCTGATCACTATGTTCTTCTGCGTCGTGGCACACGCTTCGATTATTATACTTCTTGTTTGCCTTTCCCGCAGGCTGGCCCCGGTGTAGAGATTTCTCTTGGTGGTAATGCTCCTGTTTATGCTAATGACGGTACTAACGTTTCTGGTATTCCTGCTAATTCTATAAGCGATGTGGCTACTGCCGGTCGTCTGCTTTATCGTGAAACTGATGGTAACTGGCCTCATGAAATTTATACCAATAATGGTACAAACGCTTCTGTTTATGCAGGTAATACTTTTGTTTATGCTGACTTAAAGAATATTTATGGTGTTACAATTAATACTCTGCGTGAGGCTTTTGCAATGCAACAGTTCCTTGAGCGTCTTGCTATTGGCGGTAACCGTTATACCGAAATTATTTATTCTATGTTCGGTGTAAAATCGCCTGATGCTCGTCTTCAACGTCCTGAGTTTCTCGGTCATGGTCAGACCCGTGTTAATATTAATCCTGTTGAACAGACTGCTCAATCTTCTGAGACAAGCCCGCAAGGTAACCTTGCTGCTTATGCCGTATTTAGAAATGAACATCATGCGTTCAGTTATTCCGCTACTGAGCATATGATTATTCTGGGCCTGTTGTCTATCCGTGCTGACTTGACTTATCAGCAGCCATTGTGGAAACAGTGGAGTTATAAGACCCGTGAAGAACTTTATTGGCCGCAATTTAGCCATTTAGGTGAGCAAGCTGTTTATACTCGTGAGATTGATTGTCGTGGTGCCGCATCAGATTCTGTTGTGTTTGGTTACCAGGAACGTTACGGCGAATGTCGTTACTATCCGTCTTTGATTACTGGCTTATTTAAGTCTAATACCGATAGCGGTTTAGATCGTTGGCATCTGTCTCAGGATTTTGAAGCTGCCCCTGTTTTAAACAGTGACTTTATAGTTGATAACCCGCCTGTTTCTCGTGTGGTTGCTGTTCCTTCTGAACCGCATTTCTATATTGATATCTATATGGATTTGCAGTGCATTCGTCCTATGCCTATTTATAGTACTCCTGGCTTGACAAGGATGTGATGATATGAGTTTTCTCGGAGATATTGCTGGCGACCTTGTCGGTGGTGCTCTTGGTTTTCTTGGTCAAAGCAGTGCGAACTCTGCTAATGCCGCTGCCTCCCAAGCTGATAGAGATTTCCATCGTGAGGTTCTTCAAAACCGTCACCAGTGGGAAGCTGATGATTACGAAAAGGCAGGTTTTAATCGTATTCTTTCGGTTACTTCTTCTTCTGGTGGTACTGGTTCTAATGCTGCTATCGCTGCCCAAAATGCTCTCGACCCTCTTGCTAGTGGCATATCTTCTGCTGTTCAGACTAGACTTAGAAGTAAGGAACTTAATGAACAAATAAACCAGATGCGTAGTCAGACTGCTAAAAATTATGCTGATGCAGATAAGGCGGATGCTGATTACGATCTTGCCAAGTCTCAGTCTAAATATTATAAGACTTTGGAAGACTATCAAGATACACAGTCAATGGTTGCTGAATTAATGCTTCCATGGCAGGTCGAGCAAATGAAGCAGAATATTGTTAATTCTGCTAAAGTTTCTGATGCTCAGGTGATTGAACTTCTTGCTGGTGCCGGTGCTCATAGTGCTGTGGCTGATGAAGCTCGTGAGCGTACTCGTGGCTATCGCCGTGATAATGATGCTTTGGCTAAGGTAGGCGATGTTGGTAAATTTTTTAATGATGTTGGTGAAGCTTCCCTTGGTAAACGGGCTACTTCTTATGTCCGTGGATTTCTGGGTGGTCTGCCCTCCTTTGATTGGAGCCCTCAGAAAGAGTTTGAAAAATATCGTAAGCTTTATACTGGTCGTTAAATTGTTTTAATTTTGCCTACAATTTATCTGTATTTTTGTGTTATACTCTTTTATAGAAATGAGGTGAAACGTATGTGTCAAAATCCTTTAACTGCTTGGAGGGTACCGCCCAAAACTAATGCTTTTGGTTATGCTCCTCAGGTAGCTTTCGGTAAGATTAAAGGCCAGCTCATACGTTCGCCTCGTTCTATTACTTTTCGCCGTTCAGAAGGTATTACCGGATCTGAAATGAAAATTCCTTGTGGCAAATGCCCTGAATGTCGTGCTGCTTTGCGCCGTGATTGGTCTCATAGAATAATGCAGGAGGCTTCTTGTTTTGATAAAGTTTCTTTTCTTACTCTTACTTACAACGATGATAATTTACCCCTTTCTGATTCTGGTATTCCGACTTTGCGTAAAGAACATGTACAGTTATTTCTTAAGCGTTTACGCAAAACTCTTGCTCTTAGAAATACTCTTATTCGGTTTTATTGTGTTGGTGAATACGGTAGTAGATATTCTCGCCCTCACTATCATTTGATTATTTTTGGAGAGGACTTCAGCTATGATAGGAAAATTATTCGCAAGAACGGACGTTTTTATGATTACGTGTCTGATACTATTTCTCGTCTGTGGCCTTTTGGATTTCATACCGTTAATGATTTTTCTAGTGCTACCGCTCGCTACATTTCTGGTTATGTTACTAAAAAACTTGTTGATTCGGAGCTTCCTGAAGGCATTGCTCCTAGTTTTCATACTATGTCTCTGCGGCGTGGTATTGGCTATACTTGGTTTGAAAGAAATTGGCGTAATGTTTTTTCTCCTTCCTCTGTGCGTATGGTTATCTCTTCGGATTTCACTCATCATTATACTGCTAGGGTGCCTCTTACTTATTGGAACTGGCTTAAATCTATAGATGAAGTGCTATATAAAGCTTGCAAGTTATATTGCTATCGTATGGCTACTTCTATTCCCGAACGGTCTTTAACTGAAGCTGTTCGTTGTAATAGAGTATTACAAAATCAAATAAGAAAGGAGTGTCGTCCATTTGAAACTGCCAGACCGCGTACCTCTTGATATTACCGTATTTCCTTTCGGCGACATGAAATCGGCTCAGATGTATCGTGAAAGTCGTTGCATGAGTGATAGAGATAGTACTATCATTTCTGCTTTTGGCTGTTATTTTTTGTGTACATGGGCCATAAGGTATTAGTATGAATTTTGTGTTTATGCTTTCCTTACTTTTTCCCAGCTTGCAGTTTGAACGTATTGATTCCTCGGAATATGTCCGTGTGTCTTTTGTTGTACATAATTTTCTTTTGTACTTGGATATACCTGTCGGACTTGCTCACGAACGTGTTGAGCTTAACGAGCGTAACGTATCTGTCGTGCTGGATAGGCTTGTCGCCTGCCTTCGTGCGTGTTCTAGCCCAGGCATCGCCCCCCTTGTCAGATTATTTTTTGGTAAGTAAATATCATTTAAGGAGTTGATTTTTATGTCTAAAAGTTTGTTATTCGGTGTTTATGATAAAGTTGCTCAAAAATACATTGGCCTTGAAGTAAGTGATAGCGAAGCTCTCTGTAAACGTTCTTTTTACAATCGTGTCCGTATGTCTCCGCAATCTCCTCTCGCTACCTATCCTAATGATTTTTCTCTCATGCTTCTTGGAGAACTTGACGATTCTACTGGTCGTGTAGATTCTTATGAAGTCCCTGTTACGGTATGTGCTAGTGCTATTCCCCCTGAAGTATTTTCGGCTGCTGCTGAAGCTGTAGCAGAGGACGCTCGAACTCGTTCTATGTAATTATTGCTTTTTCCCCTCTATTGCCTTATAATTGGCTTTAGAGGGATTTTTTTTGAAAGGAGATGTTTTTTATGAATAAGTGGTTTACTGCCCTCGTAACTGCTATTGCTGCCGCCTGCAGCTATCTTCTCGGTACCCATACCAATCTATAAGGAAGGAGATTTTTAATCATGGCTCAACGTAAAAAAGTTTCTCGTAAAGGTTCTCGCCGATTGTTTACTGCTGTCGGTAACCGTACCCAGTCTATCAATTTACAGCAACCCCCGCATAGAGGAGGTTGGAGATTATGAACAATGTTTTATCCCGTTTTAGTCCCTCTACTCGTTGTTATGCTACTAATAATGGCGTTGTTCTTACTGTACAAGATGAATCTATCGTAAATCAATGTGATATCAATAAACTCTGTGATAATTATATTCGTAATGGCGAATATTATCCCGGACTACTTGAACGTACGATTCGCAGTACTGTTTTTGGTGAGTTTGATCCTTCTCAGCAGACCCTTAGTAACGTTTTGATGGCTCAGAGGCGTGCTTTAGAAAGTTTCGATTTGCTTTCTCCTGAAATACGTGAACGTTTTAATAACGATCCACGTAAATTTTTTGAATTTGTAACGGATGTGAATAACCAAGATGAAATTATTAAAATGGGCCTTGCCGTTGATAAACGTCCTGTTGAAACTATTCAGAAGGTAGAAATTGTCAACCCCGATTCAGCGAAGGGGTCGGAGTGAATTTTGTGAACGGAGCCTAGCTTTTACTACTTGTTCATATATATGCTAGGTGACACCCCCCGCATGGAGCCTACTTTTTCAGTTATTCCATGCGGGTAAAATAAAAAAAGGATGTGATTTTTTTGCAATCAAATATGATACATCGCTTTAGTAATGTACCTGAAGCTAATATTCAGCGTAGCCGTATCAATCGTAGCTTTACTTACAAAACTACTTGTTCCGAGGGATATCTTATTCCCTTTTACAATGACATCATGTATCCTGGTGATACCTTTATCGGTCGTGCGACTATCTTTGGTCGTATGGCAACGCCTGTGTTCCCTATCATGGATAATATTTTTGTAGATACTTTTTACTTTGGTGTTCCATGGCGTCTTGTTTGGGATAAATTCCAAGAGTTCATGGGAGAAGTCAATCGTTCCGGTGAGATTACTACTTACGAGATTCCTCACCGTACGGTAGCTACTGCATATAAAGCAAATTCTCTTGAAGATTATTTTGGACTTCCGACTAAGGTTACTGGTTATTCCCACAGTATCTTGCCGCTCCGTGCGTACGCTTTGATTTATAATGATTGGTTTAGGTCAGATTATTTACAAGACCCCATTGGCATTGAATTTGGTGATTACAATGAGGAT